GGAATAAAAATTGATATTATTAAGCCTTTATACCCTATGTCTATTCGGTGGTTTAAGTCGTTGCCGTAGCAAGCATTATCGGCTTCTAAACCATAGTTTAAAAGGTTTTTCGCAAGTGAATAAGCCAAAGGATTGGCAATGTCTGGTCGGTGATTCTCATAAGAACTTTTCCAGTATTTAGGGTTTTCTTTGTCAATATTTTTGAATTTATTTATTTTCATTTTGATTTGTTGTTTAATGATTTGATTTTTTATTTGTTTAGATTGTAGGTTGAAAAACTGAAAAAGTAAAGCCTAGCTTTTTCAAGTTTGAAATGTCGTCAAGTGTCAAAGTCTTGCGACCAGTAAGACGGCTTAAAACAATTGCTATGTCTCTATCTGTAGCATAATGCAACTGATTGCCGTAATGGTTTTTTATTTCTATTTCAATATTCATTTTGTTTAATTTTTGGTTAATAATTTTCAAAAACTGGACGATAATTTGAAACAATGCAAGTAAAAACGAAAAAAACTTTATAATAATTTTTTGAACCAAACTGAACCAAGTTGAAAAGCCTTGCAAGCAAATGCAAACAAACGCACGCAAACCCGACCCGAAACCATACCCGAAAACCCGTTGCCTAAAGCAATAAAAAATAACGGCTTCAAAATGAGCCAAACCCTACCAGGAGCAATAACGCGTCGCCCGATTACGCCCGTGGCTTAACGCCTGCACGCACGCCCGTGGCTATAGGGGGGAGGGGCCTTAAAGCCGCACGCGAGCTAGATTATATTATATATAAAACGCCCCCTAAAAAATTAGATGCCCTAAGGGGCTTGACAGGTACAGCCCCTATATACTATTGTTTGGTTATTGTTTGGTATAGGTAGGACTAATTAGTCCCTTCCAAGCGACAGATTTGTCCCATGAGTGTAGAAGCAGAGTTACAGGCAGAGATAGAACAAGCAATTTCGCAAGTTGTTGAGGGAAAAGAGCTTGCTAAAATCAAAAGTTTAAGCAGAAGTAAGCCCGAAAAGGTGGCTAAGATACTGTATTTGCACGCTATTGGGGTGTCGCAGACGGCTATGATACGCAAATATGGCTTTGACCGCGGCACAATTATCAATACATTGGTAGATTATGCGGACTTCAAGAGTGCATTTCGTGAGCTTGGTGGTCAGTTATCTGCTAGAAGCTATGTAAACCTGGAGAGTCTAGAGGAAGATTTAATAGAAAGTGTAAGAGAAAAGATACATACTGGAGAATATGAGCCTACACCTAGGGACATTAAGGAGATAAGTATAGCCAAGGCTAATTCCGCGCGTCAAGCTCTGACCGCCAGAGGCGAGGCTAGTTCTATTACCGAAAGCAGGAATGTAGTTACACAGGAAGACTATGAAGAAACAATAAAGAAAGCAAAGGAAAGAATTAAAATAATAGAGGGAGAGGTTATAGATGCCGAAGAATGACATGAATCCACAGGAGGAAGAAGCGTTTGCGAAGGCAAAGGCTATCTTATCTGAGCATTTCCCGAATTGGGCAGTTATCGTTATAGATGATGATGATTCACTAGCATATGATTATACTAATTATTACATAGGTAAGACTCTCTGCCGAGAGACTTTATCTGAAATGAACAAAGATGATATAGAGTTTATATGGGAAGAAGCAGAATCAGATAACGAAGACGATGGAACTTAGTTTTACACCGCATCCAATAGTAAAAGCACCTACAGACAAGGAGATTGTAGCACTAGGTGAAAACGACCCTACTTTACTAAAGGCTTTGTATGATGCACACGAAGGGCGAATCCGTGCTTCAGAGGAAGACCCTATACGGCATGGCTTTGATTTAGCAGGATGGGAGCGAATGTATGAAGGTTTAGCTAAGTACAATGAGTGCCTTGTCCTAGGTGGTAATCGTAGCGGCAAGACTACAGGATGCGCAAAGTTAGTAATGAAAGCAGTTACTGAGAATGAAGGTGGACACCTTATATGTTTTTCGCAGAATATAGATACAAGTATTAAGATTCAGCAGAAGGCCGTATGGGATATGATGCCCAAGGAGTTCAGACGGAAGACTAAGAGTACAGAGGGTTATATCAATTACTCTATGCAGAATGGATTTACAGGGCAGAGCTTTATCTTCCCAGATACTAAGACTAGAGTAGACTTTAAGACTTATACTCAGTTCAGTAACAATCAGACCATCTTAGAAGGATTCGAGTTTGGGTTTAAGAACCCTAAGGGTACTAACATAGGAGCTTGGCTTGATGAGTATCTGGGTGATGCCACCTTGGTAAACACCTTGCGTTTCCGACTAGCGACTAGAGATTCTAAGTTACTAATAGGGTTTACCCCTATTGATGGGTACACTCCGTTTATAAATGAATACCTACGAGGAGCAGAAACATTAGAAACACGACAAGCTGAGTTATTAGATAAAGCATTACCAGTTAAGCAATATAGCACCGAAAGAGATGCAAGTATAATTTATCTTCATTCTGATGAAAACCCCTTTGGTGGTTATGAGCGTATAGCAAAAGACCTAAAGAATAGACCAGAAGAAGAAATTATGGTTAGAGCATATGGCGTGCCAGTTAAATCAATGACTAGCTTATTGCCATTGTTTAATACTGAAGTTAATGTATTATCAGAAACCCCGAATAAATATGGACACACCTTCCCAGATATTAAGAATAGAGGACGATTTACTAATTATTGTGTGGTCGACCCCGCAGGAGCAAGAAACTATACTGCGATATGGGCTGCAGTTGATAAAGAAGGACGAGTCTTTATTTCCAGGGAGTGGCCCGATAGAGGCTCATACGGAGAGTGGGCTGTTTTTGGCGACCCAAAATGGAGATACGGACCTGCTTCTAAAAAGATTGGATACAATGTTGAAGGATATGTAGAGCTATTCAAGGACATAGAGTCCGACTTAGGGATTAAAGTATTTGAGCGAATAGGTGACTCTAGGTATTTTGCTAGGGAGAATGAGAACAATGATGACTTGTTTACATCCTTCAGCGACTTCGGTATGGATTTCGTGCCATCTGATGGCAGAGGTGAAGATATGGGTATCTCTGCCCTAGACGATTGGTTTAACTACAACCCCGATGTAAAAATAGACAATGCTAATAGACCCCTGTGCTATATTCATAAAGATTGCGGCAATCTTATAGACAGCATTATTAACTACAACGCAAAGGGTAAAGCAGACGAAGCACTAAAAGACTTTTTTGATGTACTGAGATATTTACGAATGTCCAATGGTGGCGAAGGACCCGACCATGTAGACGGACATAATTTAACTACAACCCGCAAATCTAAAGGAGGATACTAATGCCTAAAAGAAAACTAACAGAAATAGCGGATGAAATGGGGATTTCTTTTGATAAAGCATTAGAAATTTCCTCATTGCATCTTGATGAAGATATGGTCACAGGACGTGGTAAAAGCACGTGGATAAACGAAGAAGGACAAGATATAATGGATACATCTATCCCTGTAGCACAAGTATACAGAGGTAAAGTTTTATCTGTCTGCCCCAATCCTAAGTTCTCTTATGTATACATAAAAGAAATGCTTAGAAAGATTCCGATTTTAATGCCTAGACGAATGCAAGGAGCAAGTGCAGTTGGCAAGTATGTTTATATAGAAGTAGACAACAAGGAAGAAGAACCTAAATTTAAATGGGTGCAGCCTCCTAGTGTTGATTAATGTGTTATAATTTTTCGCAATGGAAGAAACAGAAGCCTCTAAAGCTCTTACTTATGTAAGCAAAACGCCAGACGTACAAACTTTGCGTTGGGCATACAGTAAAACTATTGCCGACCTTGAGTATTATTTTGACTTATGCAGAACAAGTTATGATGATAGGCGTAATTGGTGGAATGGGAAAAGCCGCGACCACCGCAAGCACGGTGCAGATGCTTTTCCTTGGGAAGGTGCATCGGATATTGAGTCCCATGTTATTGACGAACGCATAACTAGACTTGTATCTATGTTCATGTCTGCTGTATCTAGAGCAAACGTACGAGCATTTCCAACAGAAACCTCTGATATTCCTAGAGCTAGAATAGTATCCAACTTTTTAAAGTGGATGATTTCTAGTGGGTATATACCTAGATTTAAAAAAGAAATGGAACTAGGTGCTAACTATTTATTAGAACGAGGCATTTTAGTTACATACATTGGATGGCAAAGAGAAGACAGAAAGTTTTTACAAGAAATAAGTCTTGAACAAATTTCAACAGCATCTC